TTTATAGCTCATATATAGTAATAACAACTTAAACTTATTTATCGTGTCATTTCCAAAAAGAAATCAAATATTTCAAGATAGAATTGATAGTATCAAAGATTCGATTGCAAGACCGTCTCTCGATACTTTTTATCAGGTTGATTTTTCCTTTGGAAAACAATCAATTTGGTTAAGAGGCAACAGGCCAGGATTAAAAAGAACTCAAGGATTAGATTTTACAAGAAAGATGTCCTTATTATGCACACAAGCTGAAATTCCAGGCACAAAATTTTCTGAGACAACTACAATTGGTCATCATCAAGGAATTCAAGAGTCATTCCCCAATCTTAGAAACTTTCCTCCATTAAATTTAACTTTTTATTGTGATGCTGACCATGTAGTTCTAGAGGTTTTAGAATCTTGGATGACATACATCAATCCAGTGTTCACTGGACTAAGAAATTCTGATGCATATACACGTTTTAATTATCCAGAAACTTATAAAGAAACAATTCACATTTCAAAATTTGAAAGAGATACTTTTACGTCAAGAGTTAGGAATAGAACTTACCGATCTAATATCACAAGTTATGAATTTGTAAACGTTTGGCCTGCTGACTTGACATCTATGAGAGTTGCCTACGGTGACTCAAATGTGTTAAGATGTAGTGTGCAGTTTGCCTATGATAGATTCTTCACAAGTTTTAATTATGCCGATATGCGATCTCAAGTTATCAACACTCCTCAAAATATTGTAAATTCAAAAGAAATACAAAAATCGACTAAGGTAGTTGATCAAGAGACAAAACTTGCAAGTTTTGGAGATAATTACAAACAACAAGAGGAGTATTTTTCTTCCCAAGAGTACAAGGATAAAGTAAGGAGTCAAATAAAACAAGAACAAGCAAACACCGCACCAAGAGGACAAGGATATGGCCCTATGGCTAGTGATATTAAATTAAAAGAGAATATCATTAAAGTAGATAATTCTCCATCTGGTATTAATATTTACGAATGGAATTACATTGGTAAATCACAAAGATATCGTGGAGTTTTAGCACAAGAACTTCTTGAGTCACATCCAGAAGCAGTTACCATGTGTCCAAATGGATTCTTAGGAGTCTATTATGGTAAGATAGATGTTAAAATGGAGGCTGTAAAACCTTTCTAAATAAAATACCTAATTGATTATTATGCCATTACCAACCATCGAAACTCCTGTTTATGAGTTAAAATTACCTTCAACAAATAAAAAGATTAGGTATCGACCTTTTCTTGTTAAAGAAGAAAAAGTTTTAATTATTGCGTTAGAATCAAAAAATCAAATTGATATTACAACTGCTGTAACAGAGGTTTTAAAAAAATGTATCTTGACTAAAGGAGTCAATGTTGACAGTTTACCTACATTTGATATTGAATATCTATTTTTAAATATTCGATCTAAATCAATTGGAGAAGACATTAAATTAACAGTCACTTGCCCTGATGATAATGAAACAACAGTTCCAGTCACAATATATGTTGATGAAATTCAAGTGACCAAACCAAAGGGACACAAGACAGATATTATTTTAGATGATAAATTAACTCTTCGTATGAAGTATCCATCACTCCAACAATTTATATCAAACAACTTTGAAACAGATGACGAAGCAGAAACTATGGTAGATAAAACCTTTAAAGTTGTTGCTGATTGCATAGATACAATTTATAGTGGAGAGGATGCTTGGGATGCTAATGATTATACTCCACAAGAAAGACTTGACTTTGTTAATCAATTGAGTTCAAAACAATATAAACAAGTTGAAAATTTCTTTTCAACAATGCCTAAACTATCTCACACCATCGAGGTGGTAAATCCAAACACGAATGAAAAAGGTAGTGTCGTTTTGGAGGGTCTTGCTGATTTTTTCGGCTAAGTATTGCAAGAGAGGATCTTGAATCCTATTACCGTATCAATTTCGCTCTCATGCAATACCATAAATATAGCTTGACGGAACTCGAAAATATGATGCCTTGGGAAAGGGATATTTACATTACCCTTCTCCAAAATTATATTGAAGAACAAAACTTAAAGAACCAACAACAACAGGGCGTTCAAAGGTATGGATGAAGAAGAATTAGAACAACCTAAAAAGATAAACTTAGGAAGTTTCTTTGAAAGAGTCGATGGACTTGAAAAGAAGGCTAACTCTGCCTTGTCACAGGCTAATTCAAATCTTGGTGTCATCACTAATCATAAAACGATAATCAATAATTTGTCCATCTCAATCGAGGCAATGCAAACAAAGATTAGAGATATTGCAAATTACATAATAATTGAAAAGAAATTTGAGAAAGACTTAGCAGAAGATAGACGTTTAGAAGAACAAGACGCTGAACAAAAAAGACAGATGATAGAGAGGAGTGATAAGGTTCAGCCAGGAGCTGAACAGAAAAAAGTTACTCCGAGTGAGGAAACAACAGGAGGAGGTGGAGGATTCCTTGGTGGTCTTTTAAAACTTCTTGCAGTTGGAGGACTAGCAGCCCTTGCTCTTAAACTAGCACCTTTACTTGTGACTTCTCTTTTAGGTTTAATGAAGGTTGGAATAGTAGCGTTAGCTGGATTTGCTTTTACTAAACTTTTACCCAAGATTTTTGATAAGGTAGGAAAGATTTTTAACGGACTTAAAGAAAATATTGGCAAGCAACTGAATCGAATGAAGGAATCGATTGGAAAACTTGGAAAGAATATTGTAGAGGGAACTAAAAGAGGAGTAGGTGGTGTTGCTGATTTTCTTACAGGCGGTGTATTTGATTTTGATAAAAAAGGTGATTCAGAGAGTGATAAAATTTCACCAACAGGTATGATGTTTAGAGCTGGTAAAGAAATTGTAGGTGATGTTAAGGAAAGAGGTTTTGGTGGTGTTGTCGGTGGTGTTGGTGACTTTTTGACTGGTGGTGTGTTTGACTTTGATAAAAAGGGTGAATCTGCTACCGATAAGGTTTCACCTTTAGGAATGACAATGAAAGTAGGGAAGGCGTTGTTTGAACCTTTAGAAGAGAAGGAAGAAAAAAGATTAATCACTGTAAACTATAACGAAAAATTAAAAGACGCTTTAAAAAAAAGAGAGGAGTATAAAGAGTCTGGTGATACAAGTCGTGTAGCGGGAATTTCAAGAAAAATTGAATTTTATCAAGAAAAACTTAAACGTGGTATAGTACAGGAACAAGTTCTTGCAACAGTAAAACCATCTGAGAATCCATTAAAAAGAATTATTGGTGGTATAAGTGATAGAGTAGAGAATGTTAAACAGGCAATCGTAGGTAACAATGAAAATAATGATAATCAAAGCACAATGGTTCAGGCAAGTAAACCACAAGTATCTGATGCTGAAATAAAATTGACTCAGGCTCCCATGCCTTTTATTAGAACCATTGAGAATCAATACTTATCTATTTCTCCAAAAAATAATAAACTACCACCAGAAATCGCTAGGATGATACAATAATGGAAAATAATCCACCTATACTCCGAAGATGTAGTTTGATTCCTGTAGAGGGAGGTGCTTTGAAGGAGGAATATGACATAACAAGAGGTGTAATCGCTATTGATTACTATGAGAGTTTAGAGAGTCCTTCCATATCAATGACTATTACTTTTATTGATGTTGACCAAGTGATAGGTCGTGAAGGAATTACTGGTGGTGAGTACATAGATGTAACTGTGAAACCAGTTGATTCAGATGAATTTAAACTTACCAGTAAAGATCACAAGATGATGTTGAACTCTGTTAGAAACATGACAACAGAGAGTAATAAACAGGTCGCAACTTTAGAATTTATTTCAGTCGAGACAATTATTAATGAGACTGCTAGAGTGAATCGTAGATTTACTGGAAATATAACTCAAATCGTTAAAGAATTACTAAAGGATAAAAATGGAGTGCAGACAAATAAAAATTTAGATAGCGATGATGCTACAAACTCATATACATTTGTTGGTAATTTAAAGAGACCGTTCGATACAATTCAATGGTTGTGTCCAAAGGCACAAGCTTCTAAAGATAGTTTTGGATTTTTGTTTTATGAAACTAGAGAGGGATATCATTTTAGATCAATTCAAAGTTTATTAGAACAAGAACCCATACCATACCAACAGTCTGACAGACCAATTGAAGGTAATAAAATTCTACAAAATAATTTAAATCAGACAAATGATATTGGTATGAACTGTAGAATGGGAATGTATGCAAACAAAACCATATATATTGATATTGAGGAACAAACAACTGAAGTCGTTGATTATAAAATTAAAGAATTAAAATTAAAAAAATCACCCACATTGCCCTCTAAATTAGATACATTTCCAACACGATTAATGCTTAGAGTTGATGATGTAGGTGTTGCACAAGTGGGAGCTGCCAAAAGTGATGTTCAACCAAAATCAGAACTTGCCAAGTATCAAAATAAATCTTATATTAGGAATAACTTATTATTTTCACAATCTTTAAGTATTTCAATTCCATTGAATATTAATCTACAAGCTGGATTTGTAATTGAAGTTAAGTTTCCTCTTAAAAATGAAGATGGAAGTTCTTCAACTGATAAGTATGGAAATGAAAAAACTGATGACCCTAGTGGAAGATATCTTATCTCTCAACTAAGACATCTAATGGCTGGCGGAAGAGCGGAAACTCAACTCACATTGATTCGTGATGTGTTCATTCCTAATAAAGATGGACTTACAGACACAGGAGACTTAATTAAGGCCGATAACCGACATTACGGAAACACTTTTCCCGCTGGCAGCTTCTAAATAAAAATAAAAGGAGAATCAAATGAAATCAATCGAAGACCACATTGAATACGACAAAAAAATTGCTGATGACCCACAAGCGAATCCAGCAGCAAGAAGACATGCAAAAGAAGAGTTGCATGAGTTAGAGGAGTATGTAGAACATCATAAGGAAGAAATAGAAGCAGGCGACCATCATGACCCTAATGCTTTAGAACTATTTTGTGATATGCACCCTGACGAACCTGAGTGCCTAATTTATGACGATTAACTAGATGTATCAACCATCAGCTACTAACTTTATGGGGAGAGACCCTATGCAATGGTGGATTGGTCAAGTTACCGATCCAGTTAAAGGAGAGTGGGGTGATGCCTTAGAGAAAACAAGAGACGCAGATCCAGACAAAAAAGATATTTATTCACATCGATGTCGTGTTCGTATTATTGGATATCATGGATGTGAGGACGATCTACCAGACAAAGATTTACCATTAGCACATGTTCTTTTACCACCTAACACCACAACTACTGGTGCTTGTGGTGAAACAATGGAATATCAGGGTGGAGAGGTTGTAGTTGGATTTTTCTTTGATGGTGCTGATGCTCAACAACCAGTTATATTTGGAACTTTATTCAGACAACACTTTATTGAAGACCAAATAAAACAAGCAGACTATAACGCAAAAAAACAAACATGTTTTAAACCTTGGACTCCACCAGAGGTCACATCTAATCTCAATAAGAATCAAGTAGCTTTAGGTTCAGTCAAGAAAAACTTTGTCACAAATAACGCAGAGAAGAATGTCGCACATAATCAAAAAGAAGAGGCTACAAATGGTAAATTCGATAATGCCACTGCCTGTCAAGATAATGAAGTATCAAAAATATCAAACACAATAAAAGAATTTACTCAAAAAGCACAAAAATTACAAAAACTAAGTGGAGCAAATGAATACGTTAATTTAACGTATGGTGGTATCACTGACATTCAATCAGAATTAAAGTTAACATCTAATAAACTTCATAATTCGATGACGAAGTTGGTTCGTCGTGGTCGTTCGTGGGTAATACAGGATACTTTAGAAAAATTAAATAAAAATCTCAAAGATAAAGTATCAAAACCATTACAGGCTCCAACCGCCGAGGCTACAAATTCATTAGTAAATACCATGTTTTGTAATTTTGAGAAAATACAGGACGGATTATTAGATTACCTCTCTCAAAGTTTAGAAAATATGTTAGGTCAGGTTTTAGATGTTCCTATCTGTGGTATTGAAAATTTCTTAAGTGATATGTTTGGACAGATTAATAATATATTAGATACAAGTTTAGGAGATATGTTCGGACAATTAAATTCCATTAGTCCTGGCATTGGTTTACCAAGTAAAACATTTTCAAAGGCAATTAAGTTTGCAAATATTATTACATCTGCTCTTGATTGTGACGCACAAAATTGTCCACCAAACACAACATTTTCTGCGAAGGGTGGGACATCATTAGCTGGTGATGATGATTTCTCTAATATCACTAGTAAGATGGGAATAAGTTCTTTGGTTGATCCATTTTTAGAAAATCTTGATAATGCTATTCCAGCAGTCCCATCTGCACCTGATTGCAGCACTAATGTTCTTAAATGTGGCCCACCAAGGGTTGACTTTATTGGTGGTGGAGGCGAAGGTGCAACTGGTAGTGCAATTGTAAACGTTCTTGGACAAGTGATTGGTGTTTCAATTCTTGGTAAGGGATCTGGATATAGTGAACCACCCTTACTTTCATTCTTTGATAGTTGTGAAAATGGTTATGGAGCTGGAGGTTATGTTAGATTAAATGATGATGGCACAATCAAAGATGTAGTGATGATAAGTGGTGGTCAAGAGTATTTGCCTAATACAACAGAAACAGACTTTGATGGAAATGTGAAAGAGGTGATTCCAGATCCAAACGCAAACTATGACGGTGCAGTGTCTTATGTCACGACATTATCCGATGTTGTTGTTCAAAATACAGGATTTGGATATTCTGATGGTGACACAATCACAGTCAGTGGTGGGTCTGCTACATCTACTACAGGAGATGATGATGGCGTAGGACAAGCAGAAGTAGAATTAAATATTCAAGATGGTTTAATTGTTGGTGCAAATGTTGTCAATGGTGGATTTGGATTTACTTCCATTCCAAAGTTGACAATAAATAGTGACACTGGAGCCCTTGCTAAATTAAAACCAGTTCTTCAGTTTACTAAAGTTGATGATGCATCTCAACTTGCTCAAATATCTCAAGATGCTGTTGTAACCGTAATTAGTTGTATCGAAAAGTAAAATGCCAAAACATCATAAAGCGCCAGACGACGGAAAAAATACATGGAGAAAATCTTTTGCTCAAGGAAGATTTTTCCTTGAGTGTGGTCAATCTAGTATTCATGGAGATTCAACTTACGAAGTTGTAACAGGAGAGGCACAGTCTTTCGGATTTTATGCTAGCACAGGACAGGGTGCATCTGAAGGAGGTGGGCCTGGGACTGGTAGAGCAGTTATGTACACGCCAGGAGCATCTCATGAATATCTTGGTGAAGGTTTGATGGTTAGAAATGCTGGAGATGTTAAACAACTTCCAGCAAAATTTATAAAATGTTATAGGGGTGACACAATAATTGATTGTGAAAATGGAGATATAACTTTAAGAGGAAGAAATATTAACATCGAAGCTGTTGGTGGCGGTCAAGATGGTGTTATCAATATAAATGGTAATCGAATTGTAGATCTTAATGCTCCAGACATAAGACTTCAAGCTGAAAAGGTATTGATAGATGGTAAAATTAATGTTAATATAATAACTAATGGATTCTTTCAACTTAGATATGGATTCGCACTAGCGGCAGCGGAGGCTGACATGAATTTTGGTGCGATGGCGAAAGTTCTAGAGAAAGCTACCACAATTAAACCACCTAATTTGAGTGGTTATAAAGGCCCTAAGGCTTCTAAGTCAAACTAAAGAAAATGCACATACTTAAAACACAATCAGATAAACTAATCGTAGGAACAAATGATGTTTCACAACCAGAGGGTGAACCAGATAAAACGCCAACTGGAACTGCAATATTGAATGGCCCTGTGGTCATTGGAGATGGTGCTGGTCATGTTCAAAATCGATATCAAGGAGTATTGAATGTTAGTAGTGGGTCAGCGACTCAACAACCATTTGACCAACAACCAAAATTAAATGTTGATTTAGCAGCAGCGATTGATGGTAATGTTAGAGTGATAGGTGATAGTAAAACTCAAAATGCTATGTTCCTCGCTGGTGGAGGTGGCCCAGATGTCCTTTTCGTTGCTGGAGATGCGACTTTTACTGGTGCAGTTGACTGTGGTAACAAAGGAGCTCTTGCTGCTAGATTTGGTGCTGCTGATGGTAAACCAAAACCATTTGACATTCAACATCCTACGAAGGGTGAAGGACACAGACTTCGTTATGCTTGTATTGAAGGCCCAGAGGTTGCAGTTTACTATCGTGGTAGATTGAAAGAATCAAATGTAATCGAATTACCTTACTATTGGAAAGATTTAGTTGATGAAAATAGCATTACTGTTCAGTTACAACCGATTGGATCAAATCAAAATCTTGTGATTCAAGAGTTTAATAATGAATTCATAGTCATTGCAGAGGATTCAACCAATACTGATTTGATTACTGATTTATCAACCATTGATTGTTTCTATCATGTATATGGCGAAAGAAAAGACATCAATCCTTTGATTGTTGAGTATGAGGGAAACGGTTGGGAGGATTATCCAGATCCTAACTTTGATCCTAATAAAGTTGATGATGATAAAAAAACTTACACTGATCCTCGTTTCGCTGGCCCACCAAACACAATCACTACTTGAAAAAAATAATTTACACTGAAGAGAATTTTATTTCTCCTGATGAATGTCAAGAACTTATTGAATTATCTAAGTCAAATCAAAATGAGATGTCTTATGGTGATGAAAGTCGAGGTGGTAATAC